CAATAATAAGAAATTTGAACTACAGCAGGCAATCGCCGATATTGAGACGGCGTTGAACGCTGGTGCCACTTCGCACACTAGCGACGGGCAGAGCACGACGTGGGACCAGACCTCCCTGCGATTGAGACTTGTCGAATTGCAGAACCAGCTAGACGGACTAGACGGTAGGCAATCGCGTCCACTTACTTACACCATCAGATTGAACGGGGGCGGCAATGAGTAGTTACGAATTTGTCGGGCAGGGTTCAGCATACGACGGTGCCAAATCTAGTGACCGCCGAGCGTCACCCAAACAGTACATCGTATCGGAAGATGATGCACTTCGCCGGCGTGACCGCCAGAGGTTGAACGCCACCACACACGACGTAAACCGAAACTTCTCAATTGCTGCGTGGATGATTCGCCGTCACTTAGACTTTGTGGCATCCAACTATTTCGTCTGCAATACCGAGGATGATAGCTATAACAAGTACGTTGAGGAGTACGTCAGGGAACGCGGCAAGGCTGACAACTTCGATGCTGCTGGGCGGCATGGAATATACGACGCAATGCGACTGGTCGAGTGCTCGCGCACCGTCGGCGGCGATGTTTTCATCATGAAGTTGAGTAACGGCAAGGTGCAGGTTATCGAGTCCGATAGGGTGCAGAACCCCAATGAGGAGCGATGGAGAGATGGTGACAACTGGAAAAACGGGTTGTTGCTGGATAAATTCGGGAAGACCAAGCGTGTAGCAGTCTGGGGGCGCACTGGCGGTACTGCTGCGTACGGCGGTTACGAATACGAGCGAATGATTAAGGCAGAGAACATTTGGCAGGTAGGCTACTTCAGCCGATTTGACCAGTACCGCGGCGTTAGTCCTATGGCGTCGGCGTTGAACGACCTCCGCGACGTATACGAGAACAAGGGCTACGCACTAGCCAAGGCTAAGGTATCCCAGTTATTTGGGATGAAGTTTACCCGTAATGCCCCTGACAGCCTCCCTGGTTCTCAGTTCGTTGATGGCAGTGATGACGTTGACCCGCGTGGCCGATACGACGTTGATTTTGGTAAAGGGTCAGTGCTACTTGACATGATGCCCGGTGATGACGCCGAGTTTCTCAAGAACGACACGCCGAGCCAGCAGTATCAGGATTTTATGATGCTAACTATCAGCATGTGCTTAAAGGCATTGGACCTGCCCTTTAATTTCTACCAAGAGAACTTTACAAATTTCTTTGGTTCGAAAGCGTCATTCCTGCTTTACCAGAAAAGCACGACGCCCAAACAACGACAACTGCAGCAATGGTTGCGTGAGTGGACCGTATGGCAACTAAACTTAGGGTTCGCTAGTGGTGACTTCCAACTACCATCAGGCATGAACGATCCATCGCAATTGCCGATTAAATGGCAAGCGGAGGGGCTACCATGGTGGGATCTAGCTAAGGAAATCAAGCCGACGATTACGGCGATTGAAAATAACTTGATGACGATGGAGCAGGTTATCAGGGAACGCAATAGCGGCGAGTTCTCTGACTGGCGTGCCGTTGTTGATCAACGAGCGATTGAGAAAGAGTACATTGAATCTAAGGGGTTAACGTTACAGGAAGTTGCGGAACCTCAGCAGATGGAACATATCATAGAGGTTGCAGAATGAGCGAATATCACGGGCACTTATCAGTGCGGAATATCGGAAACGATAAGCCACTGGAGCTAGTCATTCATGGCGTTATTGGTGAAAATGCCGGGATGGATTCCCAGACTGTATCAGATTGTTTGGCAGCGTACGAGGGACGCCAGATCAATGTTAGCATTAACTCACCTGGTGGTTCTGCTGCTGATGGTATCGCCATTTACAACATGCTGAAACGTCACCCAGCTAATGTCAAAGTCATCATTGATGGGCTTGCAGCATCGGCGGCAAGTGTTATCGCCATGGCGGGCGACTTTGTCGAGATGTCTGATTCTGCCATGATGATGATTCATGACCCAATGGTTAATTGCACAGGCAATTCAAGCAAGATGAGAAACACCGCAGATACCCTAGACAAATGGGCGTCTGCTATTGCTAATTCATACCTAAACCATTTTAACGTCGGATTGAACGAGATCCGCGAGATGATGGCTAAGGAAACTTGGCTAACTGCCGAGGAGACTTTTGGTTATGGGATCGCATCCCAACTATCGACGAATGGGCAGCCTGTCGCGGCCCTTGGTTTTGTCGAGAACTACAAGAACGTACCCAGTAATTTAGGAGTCATCCAAATGGGCCAAATTAAAAGCGAAGTGATTGAGGAAGTGAAAGAAGAAATCGAAGCAGTTGAGCCAGTGGCAGAAGAAGTTGCTGAAGAGGTTGCTGAGGAAGCAGTTGAGGAAGTAACCGAAGAGATTGCCGAAGAACTCGCAGAAGAACTGGTTGAGGAAGTAGCCAAGGAAGCATCTGAGGCCGCCGAAGTTCGAAACGAACTAAAATCCTACATGAAAACATTCGGTAACGCCGATGGTGCTGAGTGGTTCGCCAACAGTATCAGTTGGGAAGATTGCCGACAAAACCAGGTGGACAACCTGAACACACAAATCGAAGAACTGAAGGCAGCACTTACCGTTGCCAAAGAAGAAAACAATGACCTTGTTGGTCGATTGAACGCCGCAAACAAAGCGACTGGCGAAACTTCACCAGTATCCAACACGGGCGACGATTCGCCAGGTGCGGCAACCGGAACGGGCATGGCAAGCAAAATCAACTTGCCAAGCTAACACTTTTTTTTTCATAAGGAGCCATACACATGGCAAATGATTTACCCACAGTAGCGGACTTGGTTGCCGACGCTTACGACCTTTCTGGTCAAGAAGTTAGCGACCTCAAGAACTCAGCGCCACTGATGGCCGCATTGACTGCAATGCCCTCCTCTAATGGCGTAATGCACAAGTACAGCAAGTACACTGCCGAGCCAGTCACTGGTTTTCGAACCGAGAATGCTGGTCGCGACTTTGATCACAGCGTTGATACTATCGTCAGCGTAGACCTCAAAATCCTCGATTGGTCTTGGGCAACTGACAAAGCAGTGGCAGAAGCATGGCGACAGGGCGGGGCAGCCGCATACGTGGCACGCGAAGGTGCTCGCCACATGCAATCGGCTATGTTCCGTGCAGAGAGTCAATTGTTGCAAGGCGTCACTGATGGCGATGCCGCTGGATTTGACGGATTCGCAGACAATGCCAACGTAGATGCATTGGCAGACGAAATGGTTGTTGACGGTGGCGGCACGACTGCCGACGTTAACCAATCCGTTTACCTATTGAAATCCTCTGAGGTTTTCCCCGTTCTTCGCACCGAGGGGCTAGAGTTAGGCCAGACCATCATTCAGAACATGATTGACGGTAGTGGCATGAACTTCCCCGTGTACTACACTCCTGCCTGTGCATGGATGGCGTCACAGATCGGCGGTTTGTACTCAATGGCTCGTATTGCTAACTTGAACGCTGTTGATGCTGACGCTCAACTAACCGACGAGAAGATTTACAACGCCATTGCTAAGTTCCCTGCTGGTCAGCGTCCTGATATGATTGTCATGAGCCGAGTGGCACAGGATCAATTGCGTAACAGCCGCACCACTTACAACCCCGCTGGCCTGCCCGCTTCGACTCCTGAAGCTGCCGCTGGTTTGCGTATCGTTGTTAGCGATGCTGTTAAGCAAGACGAAGCACTTTTAGCGTAGGATATTGATATGACGATAGTTAACAGAGCAGGCCGTGCTATGCGGCAGACGCACAAGACCCTAGACCCTGTTCCGGTCACGCTTTACAGGGGCGACGGTCTGGCGTTCACTGCTACTGTTACTATCGGCGAAACGCAGCTAGACGAGGTGACCACTGATAACACGGTGGTTACCTCGCGGCAGCGTTCTTTTTTCGTTGACGCTATAGATTACGATTTTGGAAGCGGACCAGTGGAACCCGAAAAGGGTGACAGGTTCGAAACTCCGCACGGAACGTTTGTCATCGCCGCCGATTCAACCAACGGTGCATGGCAGTTCTCTGATAGAGCGAGAACATACTATAGAATTAACACGGTAGAGGTAGAGTAATGGCATCCCTTTACACTGACATAACAAAACAGGTTGCTGCCATCGTTGAGGGCGGCACATACAGTAAGCCGATCAAAGTTTGCCGAGAATACATTGCATCCATCGAGGCAAAGAGACTGCCGACGGATGCCCCCTATATCGTTTCGATAACGCCAATGGGGTTATCTGGCAGACCTGGAGACAGGCAAGGACTACAGGAGGCCGACTACTCAATTGGTGTTGAGTTTCTTGCACAATTAAGGAACACAAACAATGTGGAAAAGATTGACGAGTTTTTTACGATTATTGAAGAAATACAAAGCCGCTTGGCCGGTAATCCTTTTCTCGCTGAAGGTTACTTGGTATTCCCTTATGCGAATGATACAGCGTTTTCGCAGCAAGCCGCCACAGAACAAGTAACCTTTAAGAACCTGACAACCCTAACTTATAGAGTAACACGAGGACAATAATGCCCGAAACACCAGTGCCCGGCTACGGCTGGAAGATCTACCAGAACTCAGGAACCTATGCATCGCCAGTATGGGAGTTGATCACGGGAACCCGTGACATTACCGTACCATTTACCGCTGACGAGTTGGATGACTCAAGCCGTGACAGCCGTTACAAGAAATTCCTCAGTGGGATGATTGACTTGTCGGTAACGTTTCAAATGCGATATCACAGCGGCAACCCTGACCACACGGATCTAGTCACCAAGTTCTTTGGCCAGACCGTATTCGAGATTGCTGTAATGGATGGCGACATTGCAACGTCAGACAACCAGGGCGTTAGAGCATACTGCCAACTGTTCAGCAGCAGCCTCAGCCTGCCCCTCGCTGACAACTCCATCGTTGATTTCACCGCCAAGCCGGCGTTCTTCGAGGAAGGCGGCGTCGAGATTGACCCGTCGTGGTACACCGTATCATGATCAATATACTTAAACAGGCAATCGCGGGGCGTGCTGATGGCCGCATTGTGTACGTGCAGTGCAAGGCATTGAGGCAGGTGGGGGTATCTGATAAGATACTTGAGGGCATCCACGAGGAACGCCCCGTGCCTGTTTTAGTTGGCGACCTTAAGGAGATTATCAAAAATGCCGAAACCAAAGAAGATTAAAAAGCACGAAGAAACGCTGAACACATTCAAGGACCGTAAAGGCCGGAAGTGGACGTTCAGGGTAACTGCCAAGCACGCCATGGGTCTGCATGATGACATGGACTTTGACGTCCGCAGTATTGAGAACCTTGACACCCTCGCCGATTTGGCGGGCGGCGATATGGAACTACTGCGGCTGATGGCGTACGTGCTTCAGGGTCAGTTAGAGTCCAGGGGCGTCACCGCAGATGAGTTATTTGACGACATGGATGGCGACGACATCCAGTCTGCGGGATGGGCGTTTGTGCATGGTTTGATTTTTTTTTTACCTTCCCACACAAGAAACCCACTTCTGGCGTGGGCTTCTCGGGTCAGGACAATTCAGAACCAGTCAGGATCGGCAATTGCAAGCCGGATAAACTCGGACGAGATGACGGACGAGATCGAGAAAATGATATCGAACCTGATGGAAATGAAATCCTAGACATGGAGTGGTTCGAGTTCGTCGAGTACGTTTACATGCTGGTGGGTGCGGCGGGCGTTCCGAACCTTGACTTCACAACACCAGAGTTATGCGCAATCGCTGAGGGCAAGGATAGGACGCAATGGCGGCATACGACATTGATTTACGACTCTGGACCAGAAAAGAGTCAGGCAACGTTTAAGGCGATGTACCCATACCCTGAGGACTTCATTTCCGAACCAAGCGAGCAGAACCATAAAGCAAGCGTCCAGCGTTTCAAACGTATTATTGAAAGTTCTAAGTGAACATTAATTACAAAGTAAAGATACGGGATTTTGACGTTGCCAAGATCGAGCGGGAATTCCAGAAGGGCAAGAAAACTGCAATGATGAAGGCGGGTGCAATGGTAAGGACCATCGCTCGCCGATCTATTCGAAAGCGTGCATGGCGTTACGCTGGCGGCAAGGGAC